TGGATAATTTTCGCGCAGTTTTTCTAGCGCTTCACGATCTGTTGAAACTTTTGACTTACCTTTTTTATATGACATGATCTTAGGTATACCTAAGTGTACATAAAATAAATCCTGCAATTGTTTTGGGGAAGCGTGGTTTAAGTCTTTACCTGTTGCCGCTTGGGCAAATAGATTCAACATACGCTCTAACTTCAAGCGCGCTTTTTTCAAGGGGGCACGCATGTTCTTAACTTTCTCTAGGTCTACGCGCAAACCCTTCTGCATCATAGCCATCGCAGGCTTGAGGCTATCTATTTCAAACTGATATGTTTTGGAAGTGGTATCGTCTAATTCTTTTTTAATCTTCTGCCAAATCTCCAGAGTCACTGCGCAATCTAAAGCGCAATAAGTCCAGAGGGTCTGCTCAGAATCGAGTTCGATATTTTGTATATCTACGTTCTTTATTATTTTTGCCATTGCTTTTGTCTCCTGTGTTACTCATAGTCTCTCTCAATTATCATGTCGATATAATGTTTTGCTTTTAGTAAGTCTTGCTTGCCCCCTTTGTCTTGGTGCCTGCAGATATACTTGATTGCATTACCTTCTGCAAAAAGAAATTTGTTCTGGTTAACGAACTCCGATGGTTGTATCTTGTACTTCTTATAATGATCGCCACCCACTTGTGTGGTGTATGCGGTCGTTGCTCTGTTACTTGTATAACTCATCTATTCCGCCTATAATATTAAATATCTCGTCACGAACATATTGTGCATTTAAGTATGCATATTCGCAAACGATACTAAAATCTTCTGTCTTTCCGCGCAACCAAATCTTGGCGCGCTCTTTGTTTGATAGACTTTCACGTGACTTGTTGGTCGACATAAAGTCTGATATCGCTTGGTCAATTACTGATCTCCACAATCGTACTTCACTCTCGATAGTTACTAAATCATTTGGTATGTGTAACTCCGAAAAATATGGAGCACGTTTTGACATTGGTTACATTTATTCATCTCTTTTAGTACTCTTTGAAAACTTAGCCATGGTTTTCCAAGCACCCTCGTTTGTATATATTGAACCTAAAAAGCCTAAGCCTTTCTGTTGTTCGGGCTGTAATGCATGTTGGGCATGCATTGTATCATGAATAGTTCCCGCTACTTTTATATTGTGTTTATATTGTAGCCACGACACATCATACGTTTGGTTCTGTGCGACCTTCGTAATCTTTTCATTTTCTAAGACACGTTTTATCCAAGCCCATGCTTGTTGTTCATGAGCAACATCGGTCCAATAGTTTTGGAGTACGTTTCGTTTGTCCTTGAAAGGTATAACGAGAGCGACAGTATCGCTTGGAGCGAAACCAATACAAGTAATAAAACCGCCGCCTGTTTCAATGTCGAAACTGAGTGGCTGATTCTCGTTATTCTCTCTAATATACTTTTGTTCGAAGTCCTCGAGGTCTTTGATTTCTGGTTCAATCCATAACTCTCTTTCTTTTATTTTAATTTCTGGTGTGTTTGATTCTTCGACTGCTTTCTTGATGTCCGCTAAGACGATAGGTCTGAAGTCAAAGTTTCTGATAACGGCACTAGGACTAAACGTAGGCATAACCTTGGTCCCACTTGTGAGGTCTGATTTGAGAATGGTTCCCCTGTAAGTACCTATCTTGTCTAGTCCTGTCAGCGCCCATAACGCAAGGCTCCCCATAGCAATAATGATATTAGGTGCACACGCGTTAAGCTCGTTTTGCAACCGCTCTAACTCGCTCTCATACTCTGGCTTTAAAAAGCCGAAGCCATTCACAGGATACTTCGAGCGCCACTTATTCTCTTTACTAAACTTAGAATAGTTTTTCTTGTTCATAAAGAAATGGGCGGGGTTCTCCTGTGCTGGCTTCTGAGCGAGAGCATGCGTAAGCAAACAGTTCTCCACATTTAGTTCTAATATCTCACACATCTTGTGAAACATTTTTCCCGTACTACCAACCATGATTTCACCAAGACGTTGCTCATCCGTAGTTGGAAAATCAAATACGAAAGCTATCTTGCAATCACCGTTAGGTTGTTGTGAAGGTACTGTTTGCTTATTCATGTTAGAGTATTCTCTTTACTGTTGGTTGTAGAATATCTTTATTCTGCCCAACCATCTCGTGCTTGATTAAGCCCTTGAAGGTTTTACCAATTGCCATCTCTAGCAATTCACTGTAAGGCAGGTCTTCCACATGACCCATGTCTAACCCATTGGTTAGAAACGACTTCAATCCTGTTGCAGGATTGTTAACTTTCAAGGCATTAGGTGTAGCCCAGAACTCCATACGAGTTGGCTGTGCATCCTTGAGTTTATCTTCAGTTAAATCTGAATCGATAACTCCGATCGCCTTGACGTTTACTCTGATGAGAGGGGTGTTGTTTTGTCCCACCTCATCTGCTCTATAAGAAGTTATAGAGAACTCATAACTACCCTCTGGTAGCACGACAGATTCTGGCGTGTCATTGGGTGTCATGTTTAAGAAGTCAGCAACATTAGACATTATTTATCTCCTTTCGTATTGCTCTCTTTTAGTTTAGACTGTGCGTTATTCTGAATAGATTGGAATAACTTGTTCAAGTCAAGTTCAATGTTCGGCTCTATTAAAGACGGCGCTGTAACTTTCAGATCCATTCTGTGATCTGACATTGTACGTAACGTGCGCTCTGTTCCTTTGCTAGATGAACGAGTATCTATTCTGCATACACAGTTAAAGTATCTACCAATCTTAGTAGATAGCTTCGAACCGACAGATGTAGGATATGCTTTTGACACACCCATATCGCCTTCCATGTACTGCATGTGCGTGGTTACCACAACATTACATTTCACTTCATCACCTGTGATATATTGTATAATGTTTTGGACATCACGCGCCGCCGCTCCCCACTCGGGTTGGCTAGCTTGCTCTGTTGGTTTTTTGTTATTGAAGACGAGAGCCGCTCTTAAGGCAGCTTCGCCCATCAGTGTGAGGGAATCAATCACTAGAACTGTATCGTCTCCCCATTCTTTCACAGGACCTAAGTCCTCATCGCCATCTTTCCAATGGGATAATAACCGTGCCCCTCGTCTAAACGAATCGGCTTGTCCTAGTGAATCTCTTAACGTAACATATGAGACGTTCTTTACTGCCTCGGGTTTTAAAAACTCGGGCAAGATATCAAGACCATCATCATAATCTAGTATACGTAACTTTTTACCTGCGTTAGCTAAACTCGCTAGGGCAGATGTCTTACCGCTACCACTGTCTCCACAGAGAAGTAGCTTGGTAACACTTGTAGATTTATGTTTACTGATGTTTGCCATTTACTGGTCTCCTATTATGTTTTGAATTATATACTATTAAAAAGATTTGTCAAGAAAATTATTTACCACCCTTGATAACTTCAAGTTCTTGTGGTTTTGTTTCTTCTAAATCTGGGTGATACTCTTGAGTAAAGTCATTACCAAAGAACATTCCCCTTTGTGATTTCGCATGAGCACATGCTTCTCTATATCTACAACCGCCGTAGTTTCCACATGATGTGAAGTTCGCGGGATAGTATTGTGAGTTAGCATATACATCTGATATACTAAGGTGATGCAAGGTATCATTGTACCACTCATCAATTAGTTCTTTTGGTACATTGTATACTTGTCTTGCAAACCTTGTAAAATTCGCGCCTGTCTGTACTGCGTCAATGATGAAGCCATCAACAGGCAACTTCAATACTTCACGACATGCCCAGATGTATGCGAACACTTGGTTGTTTGGCATATAGCCATTGAAATACCATTCAGATAATGATGACTTAGTTGTTTTGGTATCAACCAGATACAGCCTGTCATCAATAGAAACAATCTTATCTATACGACCACTGAACCTGTGACCTTGGTCACCAATGGGTACTTCAAACCTTTGCTCTAGTGCAGGCGACCCGTCTGGCATGGTAGCTAGCTTTAGCTTATCATCCCAGAACTCTTCCGCTTTCCACACAACCGCACGGAGTGCCGCCTCTAGTCCTCTTGCATTTTCATCAGCAAGTTTTAAGTCCTCGCCAAATTCGCGCAAGACGGAAGCTACTGCACGATTAGTGGATTCAGATTTTGTTAAACCCTCGTGCCTCGCCTTATCTAATTCTTCCAAGCCATGATGTACTGCGGAACCAAATCCCGTAGCACTTGAGTAGCTTGTAGATTTCCAACCATCTAATACAGATAGCTTGTAATATCTTGGGCAAGCTAAGAAAGAACTTAGGCTTGAAGTGTCCCATATCTTTTGGATAGGTTGACCGTTGTCATCCCATACAAACTTTCTAATTCTTGGTAATTCGCTCTCACTCATATTGTCTCCTTATTCTAGTGGTGGTAATATCACCTGCGGTCTATACTTAACGTAGTTCTCAATCAAATCAGACGGAACACAACGCAACATTAAACCTTCAATGTCATTTAGTTCTTTCATAATAGATTCTCTCGCTATCTCACAATTGTTTACATCCGTGTAAAGAAACTTTGATGCCATGTTAATACACTGCTTATCCCCAACAGGACCTAAACAAAGATAACCTATTAAGAATACTACTGTAGAGTTCATGTCTCTGATACTAGCATATCAAGAATGTTCTTGTCAAACTTTTTTGGCGCTTTAGTTGTAGCACTTTTCTTTGATATACGTTTGCCACTTGATTCTGCTTCACGGACATTCACGCGTGTTGCTTTTAAATAATCTACTATCTTTTGAATAGCTGTCTCGTCATTAGATAACTCAACCGAATCTCTCTCAAGTAAATCAGTTGGGATTTCTATCTCTGGTTTATCACTCATCGTGCCCCCTTAATGTTTCGTGGATGGGTCCGTCTTTGTTGACGCAAATACAGAACTCATCGTGTCTCCTGTCTTGTTGTTCTTCTTTTCCATTTCATCTATCATTGGTCCTGCTGTTGTAAATGTATGCAATACATCTGCCAACAATCCAAAGCTACCCATTGTTCCATACTTTAATAGTGATAGCCTCATGCCAATCTCATATAGTGCTGATATAATCACATCAGTATCGTAGTTTTTTGATACATCCATCAATGGATCTTTCAAACTTTCTACACATGCTTCGAATGAAGCTCTATAATTTTTATCGTCTGTCATATTTTCTCTCCTGTGTTTGCATCAACAACTTCTAGTTCTTTGACATCATCTAAGATGTGCATGATCTCTACTCCATCATCAACTTCATTAATTTTTAGTATGTCATATTTAGTGGGGTCTCCCTCGCCCGTTTCTTCTGCCAACTTCTTGTATGCTTTAATGTACTGATAGATACGCATACGAAAAGTAAAAGGCTTATCATTCTTTACGATAAACCTAGGTGATTCATCACTCGTTGGGTCCTCAATAGCCTTAACGATTTTTTCTAAAGCGATTGAAATATCTGTCCAACGGTAAAGGTTGCCCGTCTTTGCCTTCTTCATTGTTTAACTCCTGTAAATATTCGTGATCATTTGGGTCGAACATAGGATCGTTTTCAAATTCCTCTATGTCAAACTCATCCTCTAGTTCTAAGGTTTCATCTAGTAAATAGTTATCACCTGTAGTAAATTTACGTTTGCTCATGCTTACTCCTAATCAAATACACCG